AATTACACAATTACAAAGACTTATAAGAGATATATAAAATAGTTTGACTCGTATTATATATTATGTAACTTTTACATAATGATAACAAAGAAACGAGGACAAAATTATGGACAAGAACTTATATTCAATTTACGACAAAAAATCTGGAACATATATGCAACCATTCGTGGAACTTACAGATGGCACAGCAACACGTCAATGTATGGATTTATTAAACAATCCAAATGCACCATTCAGCAAATTTCCAGAAGATTTCACGTTAATGCGAATAGGAAGTTGGGACGAAATCGGTGGAATCCCTACCGCAGACAACCCACCAGAAGTTATAATTGAGCTATTAACATTACAAGAAGCAAAGGAATAAAAATATGTTTGGACCCATGGGAACATTACCAAGTACTTTAAGTAAAGATTTTAGTAGAGTACCAAAAGTAGACATACAAAGATCAGTATTTAACCGTGATCACGGTTTAAAAACAACTTTTGATGCAGGATATTTAGTGCCAATATTTTATGATGAAGCACTACCTGGAGATACGTTTACCATGGACGCTAACGGTTTTGGCCGTTTAGCAACACCAATTAATCCATTTATGGATAATTTATATATAGAAACATTTTTCTTTGCAGTACCATATAGACTTATATGGAACAATTGGGAGAAGTTTTGCGGAGAGCAAGACAATCCCGGAGACAGTACAGATTATTTAGTACCACAAGTATCAGATTCAGTAAATAACAGTTCATTATATGATTATTTTGGAGTGCCTACAGGAATAAGTTTAACATTTAATAATTTATGCGGTAGAGCATATAATTTAATTTATAATGAATGGTTTAGAGATCAAAATTTACAAGATAGTGTAAATGTTGATAAAGGTGATGGCCCTGATAACCCTGTTGACTATACATTATTAAAAAGAGGTAAAAGACACGATTATTTTACAAGTGCTTTACCTTGGCCACAAAAAGGTGATGCAGTAGCATTACCTTTAGGTACAACAGCTCCAGTAATTGGATTAGGAAAACAAACACAAACATTTAATAGTACAAATATTGATGTTTATGAAACATCAGGAACTGGTATAACAACATATGCAAATGCAGATGTAACAAACGGCGCTGGTGTTGACCAAAATTTTTGGGTTAAAGAAGATCCAAACAATGCAGGATATCCCGGTGTTTTTGCTGATTTATCAGATGCAACAGCCGCAACTATTAATCAATTACGTGAAGCGTTTCAAATACAAAGATTGTATGAAAAAGATGCAAGGGGTGGCACGAGATATACCGAAGTAATTCAAAGTCACTTCGGAGTAACTAGCCCAGATGCTAGATTACAACGCCCCGAATACCTCGGAGGCGGAAAAGATAGGATTAATATCAATCCTATTGCACAAACAAGTAGTACAGATGCTACAACACCACAAGGTAACCTTAGTGGATATGGTACTACCGGTTTTACCGGCCATAGATTTAACAAATCATTTACTGAACATAGTGTAGTAATAGGTTTAGCTTGCGTATTTGCTGATTTAACATATCAGCAAGGATTAGCCAGACATTTTAGTAGACAAACTAGATGGGATTTTTATTGGCCTGCCCTAGCCCATTTAGGAGAACAAGCAGTGTTAAATAAAGAAATTTATGCACAAGGCACTGCAGACGATAATAATGTATTTGGATATCAAGAAAGATATGCAGAATACAGATACAAACCAAGTCAGATAACAGGTCAAATGCGCTCAAACTTTCCTCAAAGTTTAGATACATGGCATTTGGCACAAGATTTTGGAAGTTTGCCTGCATTAAATGCAAGCTTTATAGAAGAAAATCCACCTGTAGATAGAGTTACTGCAGTACAAAATTATCCAAATTTAATATTGGATATGTATTTTAAACTTAAATGTGCAAGACCAATGCCTACATATGGCGTACCTGGTTTGATAGATCACTTCTAATGTTCGATGCAATAGCAAGTGTCGTAGGTACACATTTAACTAACAAAGCAAATAAGAAAATTGCAAATACACAAATGCAATTTCAAAAAGATATGTCTAATACAGCATATCAGCGAGCAATGGCTGATATGAAAAAAGCCGGATTAAACCCTATTTTAGCTGGAAAAATGGGTGGAGCAAGTACACCGGCTGGAGCTGGTATACCAGCACAAGATTATGGACAAGCTTATACAAGAGGACAACAAGTCAGTAATGCAAAGGTGTTACAAACAGCACAAGCACAGCAAGCTCAAGCTAATGCAAGATTAGCTACATCTAATGCAGATTTAGCTAAATTAGATGTTGATGCGTTAAAAAGACTTAAATTAAGTCCAATGCAAATGAAACATTTAGTTATAAATCAAGCTGGTTCAGAAATGTATAATTCAGCTAAAGGTTTATATTCAGATGTTAAAAAAGAATATTTACCTTCAATACTTCAAAAGAATTTTGAAACAGATTTTATAACGGGAAAAGCATTAACTAAAGGAATGCAAGGTACAAAATTTGATAAATATTTACGTCAATTTATTAATGACGTTAAAAATTATTTTAAGAGCCGAACAGGCGGAAAGAGGACACGGTATGTCAAATAAAAAAGGAATAGTAAATAAAACGATTACGTTTAGAACAGCTTATGATCCACATAAAAAGTATGTGTTTAAAACAAGCGGAGAAAGTTTAACTCAACAACATTTTAAAGACGAATGTGATGTTATTAATATAATAAAAAGACACGATAGGAATGGCATAATTGAACACGTACAGCGTGGCCAAGCCCGTTACGGAGATTTCTCGGAAGTAGCAGATTACCGAGAAGCACTAGACTTAGTTCGAGATGCCCAAGACGAATTCATGACGATTCCGTCTGATATTCGTAAAAAATTTGATAACGATCCCGGCAAATTTTATGAATTTGTGTCTAATCCAGACAACAAAGAAGAATTAAAAACAATGGGTTTCATACAAACCCCAGACGTTGGAAAACCGTCCTCGGTTCCAACAAAAGCTCTTTCTGATGCTGGTGAGCCATCAACAGCTCAAGAAGCTCAGAAAGAGCCCACACAGTTAACTACTTGATGTTAACTGTGTGGAGTGACACCCCTACCATAAAAAAAGGAGAAAAGACATGTATAGAAAGAAAATGTCAAGAAAGAAATCAAAAAGACAGTTTGCTAAAACTGCAATGAAAGTAAATAAAAAAAACCACGTCAAACCAATGCGTGGTGGATACAGAATATAAATATGCAATGGCATGTTACCATCCACTACTTGCCTTTAGAAATGAAGGTAAAATAACATTTAATAAGCCCTTTCCATTTGCGAAAGGGTTTAATTTACCATGTGGGCAATGTGTAGGATGTAGATTAGAATACAGCAGACAATGGGCTGTAAGATTAGTGCATGAAAACCAAATGCATGAAAAATCAAGTTTTATAACATTAACATTTAATCAGGAAGAATTAGATAAAAGAAGCAATCCTGCTTCTGTAGACGTGCGTGATTTTCAACTTTTCATGAAAAGATTGAGAAAGAAGCACAAAAAAATAAGATTTTTTCATTGTGGAGAATACGGTGAACAAAATAAAAGACCTCACTATCACGCTTTAATATTTGGATATGAATTTCCTGATAGGAAATTATGGACTACAAGAAATAAACAAAAATATTATAGAAGCGAAGAATTAGAAAAACTATGGCCATATGGCCATGTTGTGATTGGCGAAGTAACCTTTACAAGTTGTGCATACGTAGCTCGCTACATTATGAAAAAACAAAAAGGAAAAAATGCTGCAGAGCATTATTTTAATAAAGAAACAGGAGAATTAATAGAACCAGAATATTGCACAATGAGTAGAAAACCAGGTATCGGATACGATTGGTTTCAAAAATATAAAACTGATGTATATCCAAATGATTATTGTGTAATAAATGGAAAAAAAATAAGACCTCCAAGGTATTACGATAATTTATTATCGGAAGAAGAAAAAGAAGAAATAAAAAACAAACGTAAAGAAAACGCACCAGAAGTGTATGCCCAATACGATGAACGTATGGATAGGCTATTTGTACAAGAACAAGTAAAAATTACACAATTACAAAGACTTATAAGAGACATATAAAAAAAATTTGACTCGTAATATATATTATGTAACTTTTACATAATGAAAACAATGAAACGAGGACAAAATTATGGACAAGAACTTATATTCAATTTACGACAAAAAATCTGGAACATATATGCAGCCATTCGTGGAACTTACAGATGGCACAGCAACACGACAATGCATGGATTTATTAAACAATCCAAATGCACCATTCAGCAAATTTCCAGAAGATTTCACGTTAATGCGAATAGGAAGTTGGGACGAAATAGGTGGAATCCCTACCGCAGACAACCCACCAGAAGTTATAATTGAGCTATTAACACTACAAGAAGCAAAGGAATAAAAATATGTTTGGACCCATGGGAACATTACCAAGTACTTTAACAAAAGATTTTAGTAGAGTACCAAAAGTCGATATCCAAAGATCAGTTTTCAACCGTGACCACGGTTTAAAAACAACTTTTGATGCGGGATATTTAGTGCCAATATTTTATGATGAAGCACTTCCCGGCGATACGTTTACCATGGACGCTAACGGATTTGGACGATTAGCAACACCAATTAATCCATTTATGGATAATTTATATATAGAAACATTTTTCTTTGCAGTTCCATATAGACTTATATGGAACAATTGGGAAAAGTTTTGTGGAGAACAAGATAATCCAGGCGATAGTACTGATTATTTGGTACCACAAACAACAACAACAGTAACAAACAGTACATTATATGATTATTTTGGTGTACCAACTGATCTTAGTTTATCATTTAATAATTTATGCGGTAGAGCATATAATTTAATTTATAATGAATGGTTTAGAGACCAAAATTTACAAAACAGTGTAACTGTAGACAAAGGAGATGGACCAGATACAGCAACTAATTATACTTTGCTTAAACGTGGTAAAAGACATGATTATTTTACAAGTGCATTACCATGGCCACAAAAAGGTGAAGCAGTATCTTTACCTTTAGGTTCAATAGCAGAAGTTAAATATGACAATTTTGCTGGAAGTACTGATCCAGATAATCAATATGCAGTTAATTATAGAGTAGGTACAGGTGAATATAAGTTTTATTATGGTTCAACGTGGGGATCTGCTGATGATACAATTCCTGCTGGATCAGCTAATAATTTATATGCTGATTTAAGTACAGCTACAGCAGCAACAATAAATCAGTTAAGAGAAGCATTTCAGATACAAAGATTGTATGAAAAAGATGCTAGGGGTGGAACGAGATATACCGAAGTAATACAATCACACTTCGGAGTAACGAGCCCAGATGCGAGATTACAACGCCCTGAATACCTCGGAGGCGGAAAAGATAGGATTAATATTAATCCAGTAGCACAAACAAGTAGTACAGATACAACAACACCACAAGGTAATCTTAGTGGTTATGGTACTACCGGTTTTACCGGCCATAGATTTAATAAATCATTTACAGAACATAGTGTAGTAATAGGTTTAGCTTGCGTATTTGCTGATTTAACTTATCAGCAAGGATTAGCCAGACATTTTAGTAGACAAACAAGATGGGATTTTTATTGGCCTGCCCTAGCCCATCTTGGAGAACAAGCTGTGCTAAAC